AAAAGGGCTTCCATAAGGCGTTTCGCGATGAAGAAAAGCAGAGCGATGTCTATTGGTTAGCATGGGAAGTAACACGCAGGTCAGGTGAAACTGTTAAGCCTTTCGGGATGGACTTCATCGAGACACTCAAAAGTGTTGAGGTGCTTGACTCCGACCCTTTAGCTTAAAGCGCGATCTTCCGTTCACCTATCTAATTGCTAGGCTAAGCATTAGATTGGGAATCGCGCCACAGCATTTATTAGATCTAGACAAGACCATGCTCAATGCACTTGTGCAGGGGCTTAAAGATGAAGCGAAAGAGGTGAGCGATGCCAGCAAGCGTAAAGGGCGCGGTCGCTCTTAGAAAGTCGCTACGCCAATTCAGCCCAGATCTTGCTAAGGCTTTGCCCAAAGAAATTGGTGCAGCTCTTAAGCCAATCACTAGAGCGGCTAAAGGTTATCTGCCGGATGATGGTCAAGTCCTGAGCGGATGGCTAACCCGTGAAGGTTCACAGGCTCGCTTTCCTAGTTACAATGCTCGCATCGTAAAGCAAGGCATTGGTTATAAGACAACGCCATCAAAGCCTAACCGCAGAGGATTTAGATCTCTTGCTCGCGTATTTAATAAGAGTGCTGCTGGAGCAATCTACGAGACTATGGGGCGCAAGACTCCACAGAGTCGATTTGTACAGAATCAGACTGGCAAGTATGGCTCACAGATGAAGGGCGATCAGAAGATGGAAGGTCGCGCCTTATTCCGTGCCTATGAAGAAAACAATGGCAAGGCCAGAGAAGCAGTACTTAAGGCGATTCAAGGCGCAGCTAACAAACTAAACGCGAGAGCAAAGGTGTAACTCATGGCTAATGTAATGATTGATATTGCATCGGAGTTCACAGGCAAGAAGGCGTTTAAGCAAGCCGAGACTTCTACAGAAAAACTTACTAAGAATGTCAAGCAACTGGCTAAGACTTTTGGTCTTGCTTTCGGTACTTCGCAAGTCATTGCCTTTGGCAAAGCTTCTGTTAAAGCAGCAGCAGCCGATCAGAAGGCACAGCAACAGTTAGCCCTTGCTCTTAAAAATGTTGGATTAGAGCGTGATGCAGATAGTGCAGAAAGTTATATCCAGCGTTTACAGAGTGAGTTTGGCATAGTTGATGATCTGCTGCGCCCGGCTTATCAATCATTGGCTATTGCCACACGCGACACGGCTGAATCTCAAAGACTTCTAAATCTATCTTTAGACATTAGTGCCGCTACTGGCAAGGATCTAGGTTCAGTCACAATAGCTTTAAGTCGTGCATATTTAGGCAACAACACGGCTCTTACCCGTCTTGGCGTTGGTATCTCAAAGGCTGATCTAAAGACTAAATCATTCTATGAAATAACCAACAATTTAGCAGAAACTTTTAAGGGTTCGGCAACCGCAGCAGCCGCAACCTTTCAAGGATCTATGGACAAACTTGCTGTTGCTTCTGCAAATGTCCAAGAGATTATCGGCACAGGTCTAATTGATGCACTTACTAATCTTGGTGATAACAATTCCGTCAATGATCTTGCTCAAACCATGGAGCAAGCCGCAGAATACACAGCCGATGTTATCCGTGGCGTTGGTGTATTGGCTGAGAAGTTAAAGTCACTTCCGGGAATTTCTAGTCTTAATTTAGGAATGATCCCTATTCTTGGCAGTTACCTACAAGGCTTAAGCGGTCTAGGACAAGCAAGCCAGACAAAGCCTAAGCCTTTCAATACTCCGATGACTATCTCCGGTCAAACTCAAGTTAAGCAACAAGCACAAATTACTAAACTGACTCAACAACAAGCGGCAGCTCAAACAAAGATCACAAAGGATAAGAAGTTACAGCAAGCCATTGACAAGGCTAACCTTGCCCTTAGTAAAGGTGAAGAAATCTTTGACCTTGATAAGATCCAAATTGCCGCAGCTCTTACAAATCAAGCTGAGCAACTAGGAAAGGCAACTAGTGCAGCACAGGTTCTACAGATTGCTAATGATACTGCCCGACTAAATGTCAAGCGTTCAATTCTAGAATTAGAAGAAGCGATTGCTAGTAGAGATGAACAGTCTGTTATTAGCGCGACAAACAAATTAAACGCAGATCTAAAGATTCTTGGTGCTTTAACCGGACAACAAGTCAAATTACAAGAAATTAAGTCAATTTTAGATACTCTGTCATCTAAATCTATTGGAATTGATGTAGATACTTCTAATGCTATAAACAAGATTAAAGCTTTGTATGACAGCGCTTCTAGTGGAATTGTCATTCCGGTATCTGTTTCAGGAACAGCCGTTAGTGGAACATCTGGCGATGCTGGTGCAATAAATATCGGTGGTCTTTATTCCGCTATTGGAGAGAACTTCAAGGAATATCTGATTCAGACTAATGCTATAACCTCAGGCATCTCGCCCGGGGGTCGTGAATTTAATTACAGTATTACAGTAAATACTGGTATTGGTGATCCAAATGCTATTGCAGATGAGATTGTTTCTTTCCTTAATGACGCAGCTGCTCGCGGTACTCTCAGTAACGGATTGCTAACTGCAATATGACATGGCTACCAGAATGGCGCGTCACAGTAGGTGATGACACTTATACGACTGTAACCTCAGTTTCCTTTTCATCTGGTCGTTTAGACATTGATTTTCAGGCTACAGCAGGTTATTGTCAGGTACAAGTTATCAATACAGACAATTCACCGTTTACTATAAATGTAACAGAACCGATAACTCTAGAATTGAAAAACAGCTCAGGAACTTATGTGACTGTATTTGGTGGAGAAGTCACGGACTTTAATATAAGTGTGCGTAGTCCGGAAGAAACAGGCTACATTACAACAGGAACGATTTTAGGAGCAGGCAGTCTTTCTAAATTGACTAAGGCTGTTTACAACACGGCACTAGCAGAAGGCTTAGATGGCACACAAATCGCAGCAATTTTAACCGCAGCTTTAAGTCTTACATGGGCAGAAATTACTCCTACTGTTACATGGGATACCTACCCTGCAACTCAAACATGGGAAGATGCTGAGTCATATACTGGCAATGTAGATGCAGGTTTTTACACAATGATTAGCGAAGCTGCTAATGCATCGGCAAAATCTAAAGCTCTGGTAGATCAAATTGCTAATAGTGCATTAGGACAGATTTTCGAGGAAAAAAACGGAGATGTTGGTTATGATGATGCAGATCATCGATCAACTTATTTGGCAGCTAATGGCTTTACTAGGCTTGACGGATCTTATGCAATTCCCACTTCAATTCGATCTACTACCCAAACTTCTCGTATTCGCAACAGCCTTATCTATCGTTACAGCACAGGTTATGGCAGTACTTACAGCATTTCTGATAGCGAATCCATAGCAGTTTATGGGCTCTTTGAGCGATCATCTGAATCAAACATCAAAAACCTCACGGATATTACTGAGATTGCTTCTCGAGAGTTAAATCTACGCAAAAACCCAAGAGGGTCATTACAGGCAATTACTTTCAGGCTTGACAACCCAGACATGCCGGATTCCATGCGTAATGACTTAATTGGTGTTTTCTTTGGTGAGCCGGTAATTATCACCAATCTCCCATCTAACCTATTGGATGGTCAATTTGATGGCTTCGTTGAGAATATATCTCTGCGCGCCACCCCTAGTTTTACCGAAATAACTCTCTACATCTCAGCAACAGATTTCTCACTATCAACGACCCAATGGGAAACAGTATCGCCGCCTACACTAGCGTGGACAGGCGTAAATGGTACACTTACATGGACAAATGCGACAGGAGCACTAACTTAAATGGCACTATCACCTAATTTCTCATTTCCAGAGCCAGACAACTCTAGCCTTGTCAAGAATGGCGCACAGGACATTCGTGCCCTAGGCGATGCTATTGATGCTGAATTTGCAGGTCTTACAGTTAATGCACAGACTGGCACTACCTACACAGCAGTTAAGGCAGATGGTCTTAACGCTGTTGTCACAATGGACAATGCATCTCCTAACACTTTTAGCATTCCAACAGATGCAACCTACAATTTTCCTATTGGTACTACTTTGGTTGTGTATATGAAGGGCGCAGGAGTTACTACAATTACTGCTGTCACTCCGGGCACAACAACAGTAGTAAGCGCAGGCGCAACTATTGGATCTCCAGTATTAGCTCGTTATAAG